GAGCCAGGCATTGATTTAGCGGGAGTCGCTTCTTTCTTTAAATAATAAGTAATTAAATCATATACTGCTAACTTCAAATCTCCTGGAACAGAAGAATATCCACCTGTATATACTAGCTTAACTGATTTGACACCTGTAGGAAAAGAACCTCTTGTACGAAGAACTTCTTGACTTTCAGCATCTAATTCATAATCTCTATCCGCAGTCCAGTATTCACCAGCTGCTTCACAAGTTGCTTGAGTTGTATATAAGGTGTTGCTACATTCGCCAGTCCATCTTTCTGCAGTGAAAGCCCAATTGTTTCCACTTGTATGTCCTGTTGTAGCGTTGAAGGTTACAGCAACGTCTCCTTCTAAAATTTGACTAGAGCCTGTTATTGCTACGCTAGTTGCCTTCCAATTAGAACCACCATCCCTAGACCACTTAAACGTGTCAGGAGTTCCTGTACTATCAATTTGTATCTTATAACTTCGTCCAACTTCACCTGACGACGTATTTGCGTTGTATCCAGTGATTGTTAAGTCATTTAAACCTGATCCCGTAAAGGTATCATTATTAATACAAGTTGTTTCTGTAGTTTTTGTTGAAAGTGAACATTGTGCACTACCAGAGCTCAAGAGATAGTAATTGTTACTATCTGCGAGGTTTAGTTCGACGGTTTGTTTATCTGTTTTTGAGCTGTTACGCTCGTATAACTGAACAACTTCCTTGATAGGAAGCTCAGTAGGAAAGATAGAAGATTCACCGTGAACAATGTCAAAATATTCTGTCTTTTCCGTTGAGTAGTAGTCTAAAAAACTACGACCACAGTATGTTTTAATAAGCGTACTAACCTGGGACTTTAGTGTGTTTATAGCCGAATCACGAGTACTACTGTTTATTCCTGCGTACGTTTTATAATCACTAACATCAACTAAATCTGCCATTCTCTATTTCCCAAATACTTGTAAAAACCGGCGAGTTGCCCCGCCAGTTTTAGTATTAACTTATGCTATTATGCGCCAGCCTTAATTAAAACTGCTGAAGCTTTATTAGCTGCCCCATCCTCTTTAGCTATAAAGCCAAAACGACGAGTCGCAACCATTGCTCTTTGTTGAGCAACTACATCAGTAGCCATTTCCAGAGTTAAACCCCTGTGGTTACCAAGTAGATAGTTTGATGGGTTAAACAAGACTGCTCTTGCTTCACCTGCACCTAGAGCTTTGAAAGTTTCCGCTATAATTAGAGGAATACCCCATACTCTGCCTAGTTCACCTGTTCTAACAGTAGCGTTTTCACCGTATTTATCTACAGTTTGAACGTTAGCGTCAGTAACAAGAGCGTAATAAGCTGCCTGGCTAATCAAACAAATTAAGTCTGAAGGATTGTGCCCCCACTGACCCATAGCCGTACGAGCTGCATGAATGTTATCAACAGTCATTTCAGTAGTCGCATTAGTAGTAGCTACATCATTAGCAGATGCACCACCAGCGTTGCCTCTTAGTGAGGTAAATGGTTGACCACCTGGCTCTCCTAAAATAGCAGCGTCAGATGAACGAGCCATTCTACGAATGATTGCGTCACGAACTATACCAGCAATAGGTATAATTGAATCTTCATCTTCTTCGTAACCAATGTACTCACGAGTAGCTAGCTTATAAGCCGTTAATGTCTTCTCTGTTAACCCATGAGCTCTAGTAACACCAGAAGATACATCATTAAATGCTGTACCAACTTTATCACCATCATTCAAAGAATCAGCGTTAGAAGCGTCTACCCAAGTAGCGTCAACACCAGTATCTGGGTTGAATGGGAAGTTCATTACACGTGCATTCATCGCAACTGAAGTAATTAAAGGTTCAACATTTACTCGACCAGCAATTCCTTGGAAAATATTGCTATTCCAAGTAGTTTCCCAATCTGTGTCGTTCCAACGAGTTGCTTTTTCAATTATTTTCTTACCGAAGTCTAATTGGTCAACACTCTTACCAGTAATTTTTGATGTAATGTATGCAGCATTAAGTTCATCTGCTGTAGGCTCATTCGAACCTGCTTCAGAAAACTGCATCTTTGAATTAGCTCTTGCAGCTAACTCTTCTTTTGCGTTTTTAAGTTCAGATGACATTTCTTCTATTGCTTTCGAATAGTTATCGTCATTGTCCTTAATCTTTGCTTCTAAAGCCTCTGCGACTTTATCTGCTTGGGTTTTACCCACTTTTAGGCTACTTAATTCAGCTTCAGCTTTAAGAGTTTGTTCCTTCTCAGCGACTTCAGCCTTATATGTGTCAACAGCTTTTTGAGCTGTTTGCTCCATAGCCTCTTGTATTTCTTCTTGTGTCATGTCTATGTCCTTAAGAATATTATCCTGAGAAGGTGTCTTCTCAATTATTTTATTAACTTCTACTTCTTCTTTAACTTCCTTAGGTTCTTGAACCTTTGGAGCATAAGATTGTTTGAAAGCTTTATAGGCTTCCTCGCTATCAAATGATTTCGCTAGAGAAAATGTAGAATCTTGATTTGCGGGAACAGAAACCACACTTATTTCATATAAAGATAAATCTTTAATGAAGAAAGTATCCTCTCCCCTGTCGTAGTCTGCATCTTTAATGCTAAAGCCTACACTGAATGTTTTTAAAACACCATCTTTAATTAGGTTGTACACCTCACCTGCAGCTTTACTTATTTCAGCAACAATTTCCAAGCCCCTATCCGTCACACTGTGACTAATAGTTGTACCGACAGGACGGGAGTAGTCATGAAAAGCCAGAACAATAGGATTCTTTAGATAATCATCCATAGCCCCTTTTTCCCAAGCCTCTTTGACAATTACATCGCCCGCTCGGTCCTTGGATACAGTATTCGCATAACCTTTTATTGTTAAAATAGAATCATCAGATGCTTCTTTTTCAACAACATTAAATAATGAGTTTATTTCAAACTTTTTATTCATTATTTTCTTCTTCCTCTTCGTCCTGAGGTTTTCCGCCCTCAGAAGGATTGCCTGCACTACCTGCCACATTGGCTGGTATGCGTATGTCGTCATGACCGTCTATCTTCTCTAATCTTAATGCTTCTCTAGCTTCATTTGGAGTAAGAATACCCCCATTTACTAAAGTGCTGTAATATTTTGCTTTATCTTCTAACTCTGGCTGTAAAGGCGAGAGGTCTTCTAGTACTGCGGCAAGGTCATAACCAAAATATCGCTCTAGCCCATTAATTACTTTTCTAACTAAAGGCAGAACGGTTTCTTGATACATCAATCTGTGATTAGGTCTAATATTTGCATTATTTCCACCTTCTAATAATATCGGTGGAATTCCTAAAACTTTGAGCACTGTACTCTCTAAGTTACTCACAGATTCTTCAAAATCTAATTTTTTAAAGTCAACATCAGACATACTATCAATCTCTAGGCCGCCATCCAAAACTAAAGGTCTGCGACCTCCATTTTTAGGATTGTATCTCTGCGCCCAAGAATTAATCAATCTTTCTTTGACTTTAGTACTAAGAGTATTTGGACTCTTTAGTACAAGACCGGGGACTGCTCCGTTTTTAAAGAAGTTGCCCTGGAAATCCCTCATACTATACAACAAACTAATTGAATCTTTTGCTGATATTAATCGGGAAGTTCCTCTATATATAGATTTTGAGGAGTTATCTTGGATATGAATTATTTCTTCGGGCTTATATTTAATGTCGCCGTATTCATATCCTTTAATAAATGTTTTCTTGTCTGGGTGTATCACCACATTACTGGCGGGTAAGTGGTATAAATGCGCCCCATCGTAGTACATAAAACAATTGCCATCTAGTAGTAGGTCTAAGTAGATGTTCCTTCTAAACGAGTCCGCATTTTGAAACGGATTAGGGTGTCTGTTTAGTAAGGTAAATAACTTTTTATGCCTAATAGTGGCTATACCTGGGAAAGCTTCTTTGTCGCCTACATCTACACTAATTTGAGAAGAAGCATCAACTAACATATTTATGCCTCTGTTGACAACTTCTAGCTTTTCAAAAGCTCTCTCAAAAGGTACTGAAAACTGTTGGGAGCCTTGTAGTCCTTGGTCGTCAGCTATTCGAGGTTGTGAAGGGTTTAACTTACGTAGCCCCAATCTTTGTAACATTCCCATATTCTTTTTCTCTTCTTTTATTAACCCAGCGTTTCTGCTTGGGGCCAGTAATTAAAGAAGGCTTCTTCCCGTATATCGAGTGAAGTTTTAAGTGATGCGTATGACAGAGAGTAACTGTGTCATCATAAATTTCTTTATGATGTATATCAATAAACTCATCTCTAATACCCATCATATCTTCGGCCGTCAATACAACGAGGTTCTTTTCTTTAATCCACTTATTAAGAAGTTCTGTTACACTAAAGAAATGGTGAAAGTCCAATTCTTTATCTCCGCCACAGATGTAACATTCTTCGTCCTTTACGTATGCACTCTTAGCGCGATCTCTAATGTATTTTATTTTATCACGTTTGAGTTCACTCATAAAGTATTTTTCTTACAAATTTTCTGTATTTGGATAATTATATCAAAATTATAGCTAAAAGTCAAGAGGAATTTTTCGTTGGTCATAAGATTATTTTGCTGTATCAAGAAATTTCATTTATAAAAATATACTCAAAAAGTGATTTCGGACGCTACGAAGGTATAAAGAGCGTACCTTAAAGCATCTGCCATATGCGAAGCCATATTATGCACAGGTTTCTCTGTTATTAAATTAACATTAGGATTCCATTGATATTGATCTAAAGAGGAAAGCGTGTTCTTGCATCTTTGATCTACTATTAACCTATCATTATCTACTATAGTAGCTACTGAAGCAATACCATCTAATACGCTTTTTGTTGCGTTAATAGTAGAAATGTCATATTCCTGCGCTAAGTCAAATCTCATTTGTTGCGCTGCTGAATCGATATAAATAGCATCAATATCCCACTTATCAATTAGTGCCTGCATTATTACAGCATGCTGCTCAGTCGTCTTCTCTGCTTCCATGTACTCCTCTAATACGTAGTACTTTTTATCTTCCCAATCATAACCAATCACACAAAAAGCGGTAGGGTCACGATAACCGACGTCAAGTCCAGCAAAAATCTCAAACTTAGAAGTATCTAACTCTTCTAAATTAGCAACACATTCTTCGTAATTAAAGTCCCATACTTGACCTTCAAAAGTATTAAAGTCAGCTAAGTACTCTTGATTAAATTCTGCTTTAGACATGCCAGATTTAGCATCTTCAATATCTTTCTTACTAAAGCGAGGGTTTTCATGATAGCTGGCTCGGATAGATATCCAGTTGTCATACTCATCACTATAACCCCTTTGATAAAACTCTGAAAACCAGTTATTACGTCCACGAGGGGTGGATATAAATATACACTTGCTTTGGGGCTTGTCTAAAGTAGGACGAAGTGCAACATTGAAAGCGTCTTTACCGCTATCTCCTAGTGCCGCTTCATCAAATATAATAAGATCATAACTCCTACCAACGGTGCTATCGACTTGATTAACTGATCCCATTCTAATAGTACTTCCATTGGTTAACTCTATTACCTTGTCTTTTGCATTATCTTTAGCTACTTCCAAATCGAAGTGCTTAATTAAACTCCTTTGTAGGTCAAAGGATATTTGTGAAAGAGCGTAGTTTGGACTCATTATTAATACATTAATATTTGGTACTAACGCTACTAGTTGTCCAATGATATTGGATATATAAGTTTTTCCTTGTCGTCTGGATAAAGCTGCTACAATGAATCTGTAGTCAGGAGAATTGACTGCATTTATTAATGCAATTTGAGACCTTATAGGGTTAACCCCTAGTAGGTCTAAATACTGAAGTATAGGAAGTTTTATAAACCTGCTTTCTTTAGTGTATTCCTTAAGTGCTTCTGTTCCTATATTATCTCTACTTATTTCTAACATTATTATTTTCCTATATTACAAACAATAAAAAAGCCCTACTAAGTAGTAAGGCTTTTCAATAATGACCTTAAACTTAGTTAATCGCTAGTGAATAATTTATACACTATTGCTGCTGACAATAAGCCTACTAAACCTGCGTCTCCTAGTCCGTGAATAATGCTAGTGATAGCACCAACAACGTCTCCACCTAGGAACGGGACTGTGTTCCCGAAGATTACTTGTAAAACAATTGTTAAAGCAATTAATGCCACTCCCGCTTGTGTAGCGGAGTTTATCCAGCCTGTTACTTTTTCTACCATAAAATATCTCCTATCTCAACTTTTGTCATCTTGACAATTTAAAATTATACCAGACTTTAACAAAAAGTCAAGTGGCATATTTCTTAGGTAGTTAATTTAGTACTGTTTAGAGGTTTGGTTCCTTTCTATGGTTTGAAACTGCTTTTCCCAGCTTTAACCCCGATATTTTATTATTAGGCACATACCTCCAAATATAACCCTGCTCAGTGTCTTTATGTCCGAATACCGTCATCATTAAACCTATTTTGATAACCATAGCTTTCTTACCATCCAACTGCACAAGGTCTCCTTCTTTGAAAGGCCCAAAGTATTTAAAACTTAACCCAGCAGCTACTTTTACCGCAAAATCCTTCACCCATAAAGCAATAATAATACCTACCATCATTGCTATAAAGGGAGTGATTAAATCTGCTATTTGTAATCCGAATTCATTTGGGTTCATATTTTTCTCCTCTATTTTGTCCTGCGGGTCTCAC